GTGGTTAAAATCTTCGCTGCTGTTTTTTGTGAAGTTTAGAGTATCGAACAGAAAAAAGCGCTGTCCCTGAAAATCAGCATACGCACCCACGGGCAGCTCGGTAAATGTGTTTAGTCTGAAATAAAGTGTAAGAACCGGTGTTCCCATAATTTCGCGGTACCGGTAGCTTTCATCACTAACCTGAATATCCAGTAACTCAATGTTATTTTTGCTGTAAATCTTCATACTATTTTAAATTTCATATTTCATATCCTGAAAAGAGAAGTTCAAATTCTGCAAATGCCCGCCGTGTCCAGGGACGTTTATTGAAATTATCCATTGCGGTGTAATATGCGGTAAAGTTTTTTCCGGCGGCTGTAAGCCCTAATGTTACTGAGGGCTGTAATGCTGCGGCATACCACAGGGCGTTCCAGTTTTCAAGAAACCCGGTACGACCGGCACAAACCATCGCACAATTTAATGTAATTTTTCGGGCGTTTTGTTTTTGTACCGAAGGGTAAATTACATTGTTGCCAGTGGCATACCTGCTTTTATAAACTATGCCCGGTTTTGCATCAAACCGCAAAGCGGAAGAGTAAACGTTTTTTACGATAATACCGAAAGCTGCCAAATCTACCGTGTCGATTGTTACCTGTGTTTCGGGTTCACGGTCAGCAGTAGGGGTAGTTTGCGCGGGGTTAAACGGATGTGCGGGGTCGTCCATCATATAATTCACGCTTATGCGGGCGGCTTTTTCCCCTGTACGGGTAATTCCCCGGTTTATATCGAGTTTGGAAATTCCGGTAAATCTCAAATTAAAAGTTGCATTGAACTCGCGCACATACACCGGCAGATCATCCGTTGCCTGAAAGTGCAGGTTTGCAAAAGCATTTAAACGGTTTAAAAAGTTCGTTTCATCACCCTTTAAATGGTAGTCTATTGTTACTTTTTTTGCATCAAAAACCGGTTCATCATCGCCAATTTCGAACCCGTCGCGGTCGGGCCATTCAATTATTACCGGTTCTTTCCGTGCCGGAAACGAAATCAGATCATGATCGCCGCCCCGGAGGATTAACGCACCAAGGGTGGCAATATCAACGCTGTTTATGGTGCAGGCTGTTGTCATTTACCTTTTATAATTTTTTTGATTTCCGTAAGCAGTTCGTTATTGATATTGCGTATCATCACTTTTGACTTACCCACAAACCTGCGGCGGGGCATTGTAAACGGTGTTTTTCCGTAAATTTTAGCAGGCAGTCCGCGCTGGTGTACGGCAGCATAGGGTTTGTCGTTTATTATTTTTACACCGCCGGGAATAAACTCTTTTCTGAACCCTTCGCCAAGCTGCTCCGAGTTTGTTAGTATTTTTGCGGTAGTTCTGGATGCCAGAAAGTATTTGTTCTCTTTGTCAGAAGTATGCCCGTACCATGGTGAATCAGGTTTCCTGCGTTCCACTTCCGGCCACTTTTCAAGAGTTTCATCAGTGAACCCCTCGTTTACAAATGATTCCTTAAAATGGTTTATGGCTTCATTGCCCATTATTACGGGAGCTTCATTTTCAACAAAATCTTTCAGCTTTTTCATTCTTTGTGGGAATCGTTCAGCAAATTCTTGAATATCCATATTGTTTATTTAAAAATGTTTCTTATATTTGCAATACGGGATTACACCCGTGGCGTGTGCTTCGGCACGGCGCATTGCAGGGAGGAACTTAAGTTCCTCCCTGTTGTGTTTTATACAACAGGCGTAATTTTCCTTTTTCATATAACCACACTTCATCTATTTTTGTATTATTTTCAAGACGCGCATAAATCAAACGGCGGATATACCTGTCAGATGCGCCTCTGGTGTTATTGATGATAACCTTTGATGATTGTTTCAGGCCATGACTCAGCATCCGTGATACTTTATCTTTTGTAAACGGCGAAATATAATTTTCCACCTCGTAATAGTTTTCATTTACAATTAAATCAGGACATTTCCCTTCGAATTTAGTTCCGATTAAATTTCCATAAACTCTTTTATATCCTGACGAATCGTTTATACCCCGTTTGTCGTAATACAACCGTGTTGCAATTTTTATTAGGTTGCCCTTTTTAGCAAATTCAAGCGCAGTGGAAAGAATCAATTTAAAATCATGTTCTTTTTTGTTTTTCAGGTTATGTATATATACCTTCCCCCCGTTTGCAAACTCTTTGTACAGTTTAAAATCCTGCCTTAACTTTTCCAAATTTTCAGCAATTTCAGCAATCTGCATCCGTAAAGCTTCATCTGTATTTTTGTAATACTGCGTTTCTTCGGTATTAATAAATTTTGCCGATGCTCCGGGATTGTTTGCAAACACAGGATTAACGGGTTCCGTTTCATCCGGCACAGCCGTTGCTGCCTTGCGGGTTTGCCTTACCCAGCATTGGCAGTTCCAGTCTGAAGGCGGCAGATGAGTGTTCCACCATTCATGACTGACAGGCAGAATTGTACCCACATATTCCTCATGATCTATGCGTTTGTGCGAAGCCATGCTTTCCATATATTCGAGATTCGGATATACGGATTCTTCCTTCAGGTACCCCCGGAACTTCATTGCTGCCTGTGCCGAACGCACTGCGGTGTTGTATTCAGTGCGCAGCCAGTTGACGTTGTATTTTTCTGATTCCTGCAGTGCAAGTTTTTTGAATTCATAAAAGCTGCGAACATCGCCGTTTTCATCACTAAGCAGGCTGATTATTTTTTTTGTCTGGTCGTGGTTTTTGAAAGCGGCAAACACGGCACCGTTGGTTTGGAACTCATTTACAAATCCGGGGTTGCCTTTTCCCCAGTCGTTTTGGCTAAAAACGGTTGTAAAAGCCTGCTGAATTGCGTTGTTGGTGATATTAAACAGATTTTCGTTTATCAGTTCTTCCGATTCGGGGCCGTTGCCGTATATCTCTTTTAATGCCTGATTAAACAGCCTTGAAATGTTTACTGAATAGCCGTCAGCCAGTTCAATCTTACCCGTTACCGAACGTTTAAGATTTGCCCATAGTTTTGTTGCCGCCCCGGTCGGGCCTTCCGGGGCTTCTGCGAAAAAACTTAAGCCTCCCTGTCTCTTTCCGGATGAGTGGTCTTTTAGTTTGCTGTTCTTTTTTTCCGGAGGTTTTTCTTCGTCCTGTTCCGGAGGGACTTGAGGAGGTTCTTTTTTCTTTTCTTTTTTGGCAGGGGGCGGGGTTGCTTTCGGGATACCTGTAATTTCATAAAAATAGTCATCATCCACCGGTATTCCTTCCCGCCTCACTTTTAAGGCCATTTCAAGCCGTTCCTGGGTGCTGACGCTTTCCCCTGCATCAGGAAAAGAAAAGAAACCGCCCGCTACCGGATATCCACGCTTTTGCAGCAAGGGCACCAGTTTCCGGTTTAGCATCCGCTGCACATAACGTCTGTCTGATTTTGCCGCATCTTCCTGCGTTTCCCGGTGCACTTCTGCCTGTGCACGGGAGGAACCGCTAAGCGTTGTCATTGTGTTGCCCAGCACTGCAATTAGTATTTCCTCATTGCAGGCGTCTTTCAAATCTTTATAAAGAGTGTTGCTGCTGCTGCTTTTGTTTGGGGTAACCTCCAGTTCGGTTTCTTTTGGAATTGCCGCCCGCGGGTTAGAACCGATTTCACTTAGAGCCTGAAACAGGCGTTCTTTTGCTTTTGGATCGTAACCATTATATTTCCCCACCAGAAACGGCATACCGAATATTTCAGCAAATTGTGCCCAGTCGCCAAACCCGCCTCGTTTATAAATTACATAGGGGGCAGCTTTGAATATAAATCCCAGGTCATTATCCTTTCCGCATTCTATAATATATGGATCGTTTTCGTAGTCGTAGCCTGTCATGTCGCTTTCCTTTTCGAGGATGTAGCGTTTACGCTCACTGAGCGGACGATCCATTTTGTCGATACGGATGTGTTTACGCGGCACACTGAACACATTAAATTCAGGATAAAACGAAACATCAATTACAGATTTTCCCCAGGCTTTATGAAGCACAATTTCGCTTATCAGCTCCTCAAATTCGGGTGTGTCTATAAGGTCTTCAATAATTTCCACGCTTTTGCCCTGTTTCAGGAAGGCAATTTCGGCATTTGTGATTGCGTTAACCCTTTTGTCAATCGCATCTGAAAGTACCGGGTCGGCCATCAGGTTTTCGTATAAGTTATACAGTTTTGTCCGGTATCCCCTTTTTGCCGAATTGACGGCCTCACGCCAGGTGTTTATATCTTCTGCCTGTATGCGTGCAGGGCGCAGTACCATCATTTCTATTGTTGACTGTACCGGGTTGGAACCGGTTGTTTCTTTTTTTGTCCGTGCCATATTTTAGAAGTTACAAGTTGCTAATTGTTAATCGGGGCTATATATAATTTCCCCGTTTTGGGTTGCTGCCGATAAGAAAGGGGGTTGTGTTCTCTTCGTTTCCCTCATCATCGACCGGCAGCGGAAAATCGGGTACGATATCACCTTTCTGCACACCCTTCAGCCAGGTTATTGCGGCATTGTAACGGCGTTCGCGCACGGCAAAGTCAACACCCGGATTGGCAATGTTAATATAATGCCATACGGCAATATCCTTAATCCATATCAGAAGAAGATCATCGCGTTCCTCACCGGTTTTTTCAAAAATGGCATTTATGTCATATTTGTGGAGATAACCTTTTGCCTCGGTTTCCGCACCTTTGATTGCCATTATCAGGAGCCTGGTTTGTGCTCCTTCAATAGCCTGCTTTGTTTCGTCGCGCAGGTGGCTGTCTAATTCGCTTGTTGTTATATACATAATTTTAATAATTGTATTATATTCGCTTTTTGTTTCGCGGTACCGGAAAGGTTTTCCATGAATCAGTTGCCATTTCCGCCAGTTTTTCATCAATAATCCATTTTGCCCCTTCAATTGCATCCGGGCCATCGGCAGGTGCTTTTAGTTGCATAGTGAAAAGTTTGAATTGGTCTTCGAGACGTTTCATGTGAGGGTTATCTTTTTCGTCAATATTTAAAATCAACTTGCCTTCTCTGTTCAAAGCTTCCAGATTACCTTCAATACGTATTGGTTTGGGTGGTTTAGATCGTTCATCGGGTGTAATTGGAATATAACCTGCTATTTTGCATTTATCGTTAATTTTTGGTCTAAGAACCTGTTCATAAAATGGATTTTGTAAAGAGTTGTTTTCGATATTGTGATATACGTGAGTTCTGCCATTTGCATATTTTTGCTGGCTCCAAAACCATTCTATAAATTCATCTTGTACTACCTGGTCAAGAAAACCGTGATAGACATAGTATTTGCCATCTTTATAACCAACAATGAACTGAGCCTTAAAACTGACACCGCTTTTGGGTTTGTCTTCATTGGACGTTGCCGGATCAGCATAGTTTACAACAAACTGCATACTTCTTAACGGCGGACATTTCCCCCAGGTCATTTCTTTGAAAATGTCTCCTTCCGAAAGAGGATTATTCATGTATTCGCCCTGATATGCTTTTGTGCTTATGTTTTTCTTTATACGGGCTATGTGTTCCGGTTTGTTTTTTTCCGGCCAAGAGGAGTTTCCATGTTTATCTTCCAGATTAACTATACTCACAAAGTCAGCCATCTTCATTGCACGCTGCATGCAACTGTCTTCGGCAATCAGGTTGTTTAACCAGATTACCTGAAACGGATTTGAGACTGAACGAGTCGGGTAAACAGCTTTTTCAAACCAGTCCCATCGTTTTTTGATAGTTTCAGGGTTCCGACAATCTTCGTCAGTATCAATGTCGGAAATAATAATTTTATCGGGGCGTACTTCCTCTTCACGCGTACCGCGAGGATTTTGTCCAGCCCCCACTGCAAGCCACGAAACGCCCTGTGTTGTGGTAAAATCACCTCTCGCCCAGCT